GTGCGGTTGCGGCCTGCTGCTTGTCTTCCCCGTATGTCTCCTCGTAGAGCTTGGCCTGCTCCTCACGGGCTTTCTTGGCGGCCTCGTTTTCATCCTTGATCTTTTTAGTCTTAGCGATCTTGTGCGCCATGTCAGCGCCAACCCCAAGGCCTGCGGCCATCCCCCCGGCGAACGATCCAAAGCTCATGCGCTCAACCCCCTTTGCGCCTGCCGACGCACGGAACCTTTTTTCTTATTGCCACTGCCAAGCTTGCGCTCGATCTTGCCGACCTTCTTGTCCAGGGCCTTGATGCCTGACATGTGAGCGCCCATCATCGAGACGACGTCAATCACCTTGCCTTTGGGGGCCACATCGTCACCGAGGTTCTTCTGGACATCCTCAGCGTAAGGGCCGATATGCTTGCCGCCATCGCCCTCGCCATCCTTGTAGCGCCACTCCTCAACGTCGGTGTCGCGGATCGCCTCGAGGATCTCGTCGTCGTCAACCGGCTTCTTGTCGGTCTTGACATCCTTGCTGCTCATTGCCAGCATAGCGCCCATGCCAATGAGCTGGCCCATGCCCTGAGACTGGGAGTTGGACTGGGCAATGTTAGCCTGGGCTGCACTCTGGCGCTGGGACGAGGCAGTGGCAAACAGGTTACCCGCGCCCTGTTGCGCCCCAATCGCGCCACTGAACCCTTGGCCCATCATGGCTGCATTCTGGTTCGCCGCGATCATTGGAGCCTGGGTGTTGCTCACCGAGGAGTTCCCCGCTGCCAATGCAGTGCCGTACGCTGTTGCTGCGGTGTTCGGCATGTTGCGCCCGAAGTTGGCGACACCGGCACGCAGCGAGATCCCCTTGTCACGGGCAATCTCCCTGGCGTTGTTCGCGGCACCAGCCTTTGCAGCTGCGAGCTTGAGAGCGCCATCGGCTTTGACAGCCAGCGCCCTGCTCGAGTTGGGATTGACACCCATAGCCGCCAGGTTGCGGTTGTTGATATTGACCCCGGCGTCGTACTGCGACTGCACCCCAGCTGCAGCTTCGCCAGCTTTTCGGTCAAGCTCGGCCCCAGAGTCGATCTCATTGGCTTCCTTGACCATCCGGTCTTCAACCGGGACAAACACTTCATTGAAGCGTTTCCACTGAGCCTCGGCCTGGTCGCCAGAGAACTTGCTCTGCTCGAGCTGTTCCGCAGAAACCTGATCGGACAGCTCGTCAAGCCTCGCCTGCCGTGGCTGTTGCTCGAGGTACACCCGCTTGAAGAACTCAAGCTCTTCCCTGCCGAGTCGAGCAGTCTCCATCGCTGCCGCGCCGATATTAGGGTCAGGCCCTGGAACGCTCACTTTACTTTTCCCGAATAGTCCGCTCATACGTTCCCCTTCTGCAGGCGCTCGCGCCTTTTTGCGTAGTACATCTTGTCCTTGATGACCAAAAAACTGACTGAATCATCGTCTTCGCCAACCCTGATAGCCCCAACTCGTTCAGCAAATTGGATGCCCCTGGTATTGTCACGGTGCATGATTGCTTTGAGGTGTGGCCCATGCAGGGCAAAACCCCACTCGATCATCGGCTCGAAACAGCGGAACCACCTGCTCCAGAACTCCTTACGGATCGCGATATGGACATCGCCACCCTCGAACATCATGCCGCCAGCGAGCTGGCCGTCAACCATGGCACCTACCACATCGGCGGCCTTCCACTGGTCACAGAACCACTCGAATCCGAGCCCGTTGTCTTCTGCGTATTTACGTTCAGCATCGCAATCTTGGTACGCTTCCCAGATCGCCAATAGTATAGCACGCTTATCACCTTGGAACAAACAGTTGTAAAGCGTCCCCACCATTATCCACCCAAAAGTGCGTCAAGCTCTGCCTGCTGGGCACCAAGTATCTGGCCGACAGCTTGCCGGAACAGGGCGTTGTTCTCGAGAACCTTGGTCACCATCGCCGGTAGAGAGATGCCTCTCGCCTGGGCCATGGCGCTCAACATAGGCGTACTTGCGTTGTTATTCGCCATCCAGGCCTCGGCCTCGGCCAACTGCGTGAACCACGTCTCACGCTCTGCCTGGTGGTACGGCTTGACGACCTCCTCCATCATCTTGGCGTACCGAGCGCGTATATTGCGCTGGCCAAGATCTCTAGCTTCTTCAGGGGTTAATGGCGGGTAGATATCTGGATATTTCTCGTGAAATTCTTGCCATAGTTCAGGAGCTAATAGTTCTCTGGAATGTGGAATCATATTATTCGCCTACTGCTGTATAGTTAAGCGTGCCATCTGCAGCAACTACAGTTGCGGCAGCTGAAAAAGTCCCGCCAGTAATAGTGGCTACAGCTTGTTTTCCTCCTGTGCCACTTGCAAAATAAGTCCCTTGTCCATCTGCATACACTGCAACTTTAAGCCTATAATTTGAGAAAACTGATCCCGAGAAACCGAGGGTACAATTATTTTCAACGGTATAATTACTCCAGGTCTGGAACGATCGTGAATCTACATCATACCAGTTATTTGTATATACCTGTAATGTAACCACAGTTGTAAGGGTATATACATATCCCCAATACATGGTAGACAGTATATTCACGTTGATGGAAATCGAACTGACATTTGCATTAACCGGTGTCGTGGCACCAAATGCAGTGTACCACGTATAAGTAGCGGAATCTATGGTTGCAGTAACACCAGGGTGAGCTACTATGCTCCATGAATTGCCGTACACTTGAAGTTGTGCGACAGCAACGAACGTGAAGTGTTGGCTGGCATTTCTCGCGAGGGAGTGATAGGAGATGATGAGCTTTTGCGATTGACCGCTATAACCAGCGTGGTAACACATCATGGAGTTCGGACTTAATGAAACCTGGGGAGGATTCCTGAAGTAACCGACATTAGCCGCCTGGCCATTTGTAACAACACCGGAAACCGCCTTCTTTAACGATTTGTGGGGATTGAACTGATCGTTGTAGTAATCATAAAAAGTGATATCCCCCCCAGAGAGTACAGAGTATTTGTTCCCTGTCGCCGGGACGGTGTTGCCGGTGACGATTGAGGAGTCTGCATGGATGTTGACCCCATTGATCTTGCCGCTCTCGATCGATATCGACTTGACCTTGAACACGTCTCCAGCCTTGCCAAGCTCAAACCAGATACCGTTCACGGTAGAATTGACCCAGTCAGCGCCTCCGGGATCAAGATTGGTCATGTCCCAGATGACGGTGCAGTAATCGCCGCCAGGGACCAGGTCTACCGGTCGATTGGCTGTGCATTTCCACTGACCGGCATCGTACGTGTGCCCTGTGGTGCGGTGGTAACAGAACCCGCCCCAGTTGGTCAGTGTTCCAGAAACCCACTTGACCACCATCCGGACCTTGGTGTGCACCCTACCGGAGAACGAGAAGAAACTCTCAGGGTTGCACAGATACGACGGGTTGCTGGTTATGGTATAAGTCAGGCCTGTGGTGTCGCTCGAGACAGAACCAGCGATGGCCGACCAGTTTTGCACGCTAACCGTGTTGAAGTTCCAGGAAACACCCGGTGGTTCCGCCCAGGAACTGACGCTCTCTATCGGCGCTCCGTTCAGCATCGACCCGACCTTCAGGTCCATGGTGCCGCGAAAGTTCAGTAACCCTGTGTTCTCGTCATAGTCGAACCCGTGACCAGCCGCAGACCCTATCGAGAACCGGGCCTTGCCGTCAGCGTCCTTGCCCAGCCAAAAACCGTTGCCGGTGTTGAAAGCCGATTGCCCGGCCCTGACCGCTGAACTGCCCAGGAGGGTTATGGTTTGACCGGTGATGTCGCCAGATGTGAGCTTGTGGGCTGTCAGGCTGACAACATGTTCGGAGGTGATCTCGTTGGTCAACATCGAGAGCAGGCCGGTCGGATCGTCTAGCGCCTGACCAAGGGTGCCAGCCAGTCTGTTGAACGGACCAGTGACATCAGCCAGGGATACAAACCGGATCCAGTAGTAATGGGTCGACATCGGGTTGACCGTGTCGACATAGGTGATGAACGATGAGCTTCCTATGCGGACAGCGGTGCCGAAGTCGTCTGTGCCGCTCCTCCAGATCTCGGTGTATGCCAGGTTGTCGTAGCCATCCGGCCACTCCCAGGTCAACATGATCGAGGTGACGGTGCCAGTTGCAGCCAGCCCTTGTGGAGCGGGTGGTGCGGAGAAATCTATGGCGACCTCCCCACCTCCTTGGGGCAGTCCAATGAGCGACCCATCCGGCTTGCGAGTGACGACACCAGCGCCCTCGAGCGCAGAAGCCGTGACAAGGTCACCGCTGTCCACAGCCTCCTTGATCCGCTGGAGGAACCGCTGGACGTCGGTTGGCAGCTTCGAGACGATTGATGGCAGATTGATCTTGCGCATTATCCAGCCAACTCCCTGATGGTTTGTGCGATTTCAACGGACATGACCTCGAACGAGGTCGACACCTCGAACTCCCAGACGTTCGCCTTGAACCCATCGGGCAGTCGCTGAGCATCCCTGCTGGTGATCATAAATACCCCGATAGCCTTGCCGTCGGCGTACACCTTGACAGGTACCGGGTACTTGGCGGCCTCGACCCTGATAGCGCCAAGATTGATCGGCCTTGGGCTGTAGAACGCTTTCGATCTCCAGCTGGCCACCAGGTTGGTTGATCCACTGTCGAACTTGACCAGCTCTCCGTTGACCACCAGGAAAAGGGCATCACGCTGCGGGTCGTAGTATCCTGCAGTTGCATAGAAGTTGAGCAGGGTGAAGTCGCCTGCAACCGGATCAAGAATGAATCCACCCTGGGTCGTCCCGTTGTTGTAGAACCCGATGTATTTTTCGTCAAAGACGTACGCGGAGATAGAGCTGGGCTTGAACCAGGAGCGCCACTCCTTGTTGGTGAAGAGAACCTGGGTGAGATTGACCGGAGGACCACCGCTACCGATAGCGAAAAGGCCGTCCGGTGAGGCATAGACCACAGAACCGTTCAGCACCCTGACCGAGCGCTTCGACACGCACGCCTGGGGGATATCGACCCTAGCCTGGCCCATGCTTTCTGGGTGAGTACCCTGGATCACATAAGGGAAAGATTTGGTGAGCACCACCAGCGTCGTGTCGAGAGCAGCGATGGCCACTATCTCGTAGTCGGTGAGCAGTCGGTAGCCGAGTGGCCAGGCGTATGGCTTGTACGGCTCACAGAAGCAGACCTCTTTGCCGCTGAACCCTGCCATTATGCCGTTGGCCATGTTGCACAGACCGCGCATATTTGCCGGTGGCATCGAATAGGTCATGCTCGGCAACTCTTCCTGCAGGTTTTCAGAGAGGATATTGTCCGCAAACGCGGTTGTGGCCAGCGCCACCTCGGTGACAAAGTAGTACCGGGTGTCACTCCCTGAAGTGACCGTGCGGTAGATGCGCTTTGTCCCAATGTTGTAGTTGCCGCTAGGCCCTGTGGCCATGTTCGCCAGGTTGACTGTCTGACCTGGATACACAGTGAACTCGACGGATGGTTCCGCAGGCTTGCCCTCTTCGCCCCAGAACGAGACGTAGGTGTACGTGTAAACGCGGCTTTCTGCCAGGCCAGTACCAGCTGTACCCGAGACGGAGCCGGTCAGCGCCTCCGGGGCTGGAATACCGAGGGTGTAGCTGTTGACCGGGTAGCCGGTCCCGCCACCCACGGCAATCGAGGCGTCAGTCACCTTGGGCAGCGTGCCATCGGTATAATAGGTGCGCTCTTCGGAGTCGTCGGAGATCTGGCTGCGGCAGACATCAACATCCTGTGTCCAGTGGAACCAGTATTGGGTGTCCGATTCTATCGACACGCCAAACCGGTACAGCGACAGCTTGGTGCCAGCCTTGCTCAGAGTGACGCCAACCGGGGCATTGTCAGCGATGGGCCGCAGTGATCCATGCCAGAGCTTGCAGTTGACGGCCACCTGGGCCTGGTTGTCCTGCAGCAGGCGCGGTTCAGCCCGGGGAGCGATCCCCTTGAACGATCCAACCCTCCAGCCACCCATTACTTGCCCCCTTTCATCTTGCTGACCCCGACGTCAACCTGAGCCTTGGCACCGATCTGCCGGTTGAACTCGCCCAGGTGTAGAGCTACGCTGGCCGCGTTTGCCGTCTCGGAATCCTTGAGGAAGGCGCGGTAGAGGACGTAGTCAACGATCGCGTTGGCATAGGTGTCATCGACCTTGATGACCTCAGCTGTCGAGGCGTAGGGTGCGAGTTGCTCCTCGGTGAGGGTGTGCTTGGTCGGTACCGATGACGTGGCGATCTCCACCTGGGCGGCAGAGGTGGCAGGCGGATAAACGAAGAATTCCTTGGGGGTGAGCAGGTCGTGCACCCAGTTCTGGACGTCAACAGACTGCGAGACGTTGTGCCAGTTGGGGATAAACTGGTCGAGAACCTCGCGGTCGATCCGGAAAATGGGCAGTTTGAGCGAACTTGCCGCCATGTTCCTGGTGATATCGATCAGCGTGGTGGCCGTCGGCACCAGGGTGGTGAGGGATTGCTTCGAGCCTGCCGCCAGGGTGATTGTGGCCACGGTGACGTTGGCGTCTGGCCGCTCATTGATGATGGCCACATAAGCGTCATTGAGCCAGTCCTGCAGCTCGAGCAACTGCCAGCGCACAGACTGGTTGTCGTTCAGCACGCGGACAACCCGGCGCATGATTTCAGTGACCTTGGTGGTTGCCATGTGCCGATCTCCTTATAGATCTGAGGGTTTTGTCTCTAGCGTCTGGAGTTTTCTATGGAAAAGGAAGTCGAGCGAGGCGTCGTGAATAGCCGTCTCGAAGATGCCGCCGTAGAACATGGCTGTTTCGCCTGATGTCCACCGCTGGCCGGGCAGCACGCACAGCCTTGAGACGGCCCCAGCCTTCAGTTCCTCGCGGTACTTGGCGCAGAGCAGGTCTGGCAGGTCGACCGCGGCCTGGCTGGGCTCCAGGGAGACGGTGATCTTGAGATCGGACGACTCGACGGGCAGCGGGACGACGTTAAGAATGCCACCAGGGCGTTCAACGAACCGCACCGGGACCCCTTTATCGGTCAACCAGCTCTCGTTCTCGGCCTCTTCAGTGGCGATATCCGATGGGTCAAGGGGTTTCCCCCCGCTAAACGCCACCGAGAGCACCCTGGCCACAGCGCTGCCAGCTGGAGCAGGAATCGTGTAAGGAAAACTGGCAGCGGTGACGGCTACAGGGGTGAGGGCGTGCTGCCAGAAGTTGGATCTTCGGCAGAAATCAATGGCAGCCAGGCGCAGGAGCGCCTCGATCAAGGGAAGGGGTGCATCCTTGATGATCCACCGAACCTCTGGGGCGATAGCGGAGAGAGTGACGGCCATGGCTTACACCATCCGCCCTGCTTGGATGATGCTCAGGATGCGGTGCCGCATGGTTTCAGGTTTCATGGACCGCGACAGCTTCTCGTTGAAGTGCTGCTGCGCGTAGTTGATCAGGTCATCCTTGGTCATCGTCTCCAGGTTTGGCAGCATTGGAGGCGGCTTCTCGGGCTCGACCTTCTCTTCTTTCTTGACCAGCTCGGGATCGGGTTCAGCATCCTCTTTCTTGACCGGCGCAACGTCTTTGACCGGCGCAGTCAGCTGGTAGACGTCGGTGTGTGGGGCCATCTTGGTCGCAACGGCCTCGGTGACGTTGTGGATTTGCCCGGGCAGCCACTCGAGCCAGGTGCCGTACAGGTTGTCGACGTGAGGCTTTCGGTCACCGATGTATTTGATACCAACCATCTTGTTCATTGGATTGCTCCTCTATCAGAAATGGGCTCCCCCCGGCATTGCACCGGGGAGAGAGTTGTTCAGGGTGCGTCAGGCTTATTTCGGCCCGACAGACTCACCCTCGACTTTGCCGTAGATATCGACAGACCCGGACTGGCCGGTCGGTGCGGCATCAACGACCAGGACCAGCCATGCCTCTTTGGGGAGGACGATGGGCGGCCACAGCTCGGTCGTGGTTGTCGCTGGTGCTCGGCGAACGGTGCCGCCGGTAGCCTGGACAGACTGATCGGTGATACCGGCAACGGCCACGCCATCCGCGAACTCGAAGCCGACGCGGTCGGTCATGGTGGTGCCGGTGTCCAGGTCACCGTTGTTGATAACAACACGATCGACCCTGGTGCCTGCCGGGATCTTGCATAGGCGGACCCGATCATTGATCAGCAGGGCGGACGCAATGGTCACCTTGCCGACATGGACGGTACGGTTGCCGTATTCTGCGGCGAAAGGGGGGCTTTGATCAGCGGGAGAGTAAGTAGGCATTGTGTGTTCCTCCTATGGAACCTGAAATGTGTGTGTGGGGGCCAGGAATCTCCCAGCCCCCATGAACGCTATATCTGGGCGATCTTACATCGTGATCGCGGAATCGATAGCGTAGACCCCGTTGACCGAGCAGCAGAGCACGCTCTACGGCGAACCCGGCACCGATACCGGCATTGACCGTGACGTTTGTCTCGGTTGCGGTGTAGCGGTTGGCTGCGGTGATGTGCGGTACCGCCTCACCAGCCTGCAGGCGAACAGTGAACTTGGGCATCTTGCGGATCAGGATGCCGTTCCACATGATCGGCTCACCAGAAAACAGCGGATGCTTGGTGCCATAGCTCTTGCGAGCCCAGGCGTTTTGCATCGCGGTCTGATAAGCAGCGCTGGTCTTGATCTGTGCCCACTGACGCTCGGTGAGCAGCAGGAGGCCCTTGATCGGATCGTCGTCGGCAGCAGGGTCATCCGCGATACGGATGGGCTGCATCGGCATGTTGGTGTCCGTGAGGATCAATGCCAGCTCGTCGACATGCGCCAGGGTCCACAGATCGGTGGAGGCGATGGCGCTCAGGCGAGCACCGCCCTGTGTAAACGAGGCGGCGTTGATGACATAGTGCCGGTTGAAGGTTGGTGCCCTGACGGTGTTGACCATGATCTCGTCGAACTCGGCCTGGCCCACGGAGGCCACGGTGGGGACAACCCAATCTTTGCCGGTCATGGAGCCACGGGCACCAGCCAGGTGCACGATTGCACGCTGAGCATCGAGGCGCGGGAAATAGCCACCAAGCTCAGCCATAGCGATACCGCGCAGTGCATGCAGGGTCCGCTTCTGGGCCATCTTGCCGCCAGCATCGACAACGAAGGTGCTGTTGTCGATCTTGACGTCCATGCTCGAGGACGACAGAGCAGCGCCACGGCCCTCTGCGTTACGGTCACCCATGATGGGTTTGCCGTTGATCACGTCGAAACAGTCGACGGACACGGTGTCACCGGCCCCGGTCTGCAGGTCAGTCACGCGGACGATCGGCATATCGGGGGAGGTCTGGCCCTTGAGCTTGGCCTCAGCGTCAGACTGCTTCGGGGCAGGCCCGGTCAGAGTCTTGACGATATTAGGAGCGGTTACGACCTTCGCGAAGAGGGCCGCGGAAAAGATTTTACGGGCAAGGGGGGACCCTGCAGGTACGGTAGTAGGCATTTGTAAATCCTCCAGCCCGGCTGATTACCGGGCCTTAGCGGCTCAGATCTGTCCGAGCTGAGCCAAATATCGTTCCATGGCCGCCGGGTCCTCCGCGAAGCGCTTTGCTATCACTGCCTCGCTGAGTTCCCCGAGAGCCTCGAGTTCACTTTGAGCCGGTGGCGATCCACCGGGTAAATCTGAGAGGGTGTTGAATGGTGCCCGTGGGGTTGCCGGTGTCGTGGCCTGTTGGCCAGGAGTGGCAGACGGTTGGGTACCAGGGACAGTCGTGTCGCCAGGTGCAGGAGGGGTGGCCTTGGCTGCCCCACCATTCTTGATGACGACCGCAGCGTGTGCGGTCTGCAGGAACCACTCGCCCGATTTGTCTTCATTGGCCGGGTCTGCAGCGAAAGCTTTGACGTACAGGTCGAGGTCGGCGTGCATGGCAGGGTCGCTGTAGTCGATGCCGTCCCTTGGCGTGCTGATGAAGGCCTTGATGGTGTCTTCCCACGCTTGCTCAGCCTGCTGCTGGCTCATCTCCAGAGCGATCTCGGCCTTGATGGCAGCCTTGGTCAGGTTGTTGGATTCAACCTCCAGCTCATCACGCTTCACGAGGAAGTCTTCCCAGGTCACCTCGCCACCCTCGAAAGCACTCTGGAGCGCCTGCTTGCGGCTATTCACCTCAGCCAGCTGCTCCTGGTAGTTTTCGGGCAACGCTGCCTGGTACGCGACGTTTCCACCTCTGGTCTTCTCCATCTCTGCGAGCTTCTCGCGGAGCGCAGCGACCTCATTGCGCGTGGCTTCGAGCACCTTGTAGGGAATCTTCCCTTTGCCAGCCTTCGTCTCGACGTACGTTGACTCACCGTTGGCCTCGCCATCTGGCTGGCCCTCTCCCTCTCCCTCTGCTTCCGCGCCGACGGACGAGTCGGCTCCATCTACGTCCAGTTCTGCGGTTTCGAGTTCGCCGGGATCACCGGTGCCTTCCTCAAGCTCCATGGCTGAGAGTTGATCCATGGACATGTTCGCCAGGTTTGCCAATGCTGCATCGTCTTGTAGTTCCGTTCTCATACTGTCCTTTCCTTGCTCGTAACGCTGAGCCGCGAAGCGCCCTGGTGGGCGATGGTTAATGTGGTCCGCGATTACGCCTGCGGTGGCGATGTTGGGTCAAAACCAGCTGCACTGGCCCCAGGAGGCACGACTTCCTGAGCAGGTACGTTTCCAGGCTGTTGCAGTTGGGTGTCTTGCGGTTGAACAGGGAGCCCAGGACCAGGAGGCGGCCCGTCGGGTGACACAACGGGAGGAGCACCGCCCTCTGGCCCTGGTATTTCGAGAGGCTGTGCGGCCTCGTCCTGGTAGCCAGCGCTGGTCAGCAGCTCGTCGGCGATAGGCGCAACGCTGGGGGTTGTTACGATGATCTGGCCGGATGCCATGGCCGCGCTCATTGCCTCGAGCAGCTTGGCCACCTTCTCGGCGTCGACCTTCTGGGTGCTGGCCTCGAGGTTCCTGACCTTCTCCTCCAGGAGCGCCAGGTTGGCGGTTGCCAGCCGTTCTTGCAGTTCGGCAGCCTTGGCCATGTTCTCAGCCTCAGCCTGGTCTGCAGCTGCCTGCTCCTCGTCGCTGAGCTTCTTGGGCACGCCGACCATCTTCTTGATCAGCTCGGCCATCTCCTCTTTGTCCGGGGTGTCGGTGAGCATGAGGATCGTTGGGACGAAGATCGCCTGCAGATTGGGCGGCAGCGTGCGGGTGACGTCGGTCAGGACCTGCAGCTGCTGCTGTTTAAACGAGGCGGTGTTGGGCACCTCGCTCATGGTGACCTTGAACTCGATCGCTTTGATGTCGTTGGCGATCTCGAGTTGGCCGGTCTGGGGGTTCTGCAGCCGCTGGTTGAGGGTGATGACCTCCTTCTTGCCGTTCCGCTTGATCGGGACGCGGACCTCCTTGTCGATCAGGTCCCGCTTGACCAGGGCGAACAGCAGGTCGTTGACCTGGCGGCGACCGAACGAATAGTTGTCGTTCAACTCCGAGAGCATGACCGTGGACTGCTCGATCAGGCTGTTGATGCCGACACCCGAGGTGGCAGCGCCTTCCTTGCCAAGCATCGCCTTGTAGACGCCGCCTGCACTCTCGATGTCGTTGGCGGCCTGCATCCTGCGCTGGAATTGCTGAGTGCTGAGCTGGAGGTTTTCGATTACCTCGAACTTGGCATCGCGCCTGGCCGGATCAAGGAGCACCGCAGACCGCGGGGAGGCGATGTTGTCCATCACCTGCCGCCAGGTGTTGAGCTTCTTGTCGATGGCGTCGGAGTGGGCCACGACGCGCTTAGACGTCAACATGCCGTGCATCTTGGCGTCGGCGCTGTTGACCACGTCCTGGGGCGAGATCATGCTGCGGATCATGCCGTAGCGGATGCCAGTACCCGACTCCTTGTAGCCAAAGAAGGGGACGTACGGAAAATGGCGGTGAGGGTAGGGGGTCGGCAGGTCATACAGCCGGTGCGGCCCGAGGTAGAAGGCCACGCGGACCTCGGAGGTGACGCGCCTTGCGCAGGTGACCATGCCCATCTTGATGGCCTGGCACAGCATCGGGTCTTTGGGATTGTGAGGCACCCATCGACCGTTGGGCAGGTTGAGCATATCCATGGCGGTCCAGACCCGGTACCAGACCTCGTACACGGTGGCCCGGCCACGCTCTGCATCTCGCCAGTCGCTTGACTCGATGTCGGTTACCCGGTCGACGTGTGCGGCCATCGCCAGGTTGGTATCCCAGGACGCCTCCGCATCCAGCTGCCAGCTGCCAAACCGGTTTTCGACGGCATTGATGATCAGGTCGGCGTGCTCGGGCATGGTGGCCACGAGCAGGTCTTTGTCGTACCGGCGCTTGCGGATCAGGTACCGGGCATCGCTCAGGTCGGGCCTCTGCGCCCTCCAGTCCCACCAGATCTCGTTGCGGTGCACAGCCTGACAGCGGTACGGGTATTGATACGGATCGCTCTCGTCCGACACCTCGACCCAGCCGACACCGCTCTTGACCATGGAGGCGTAGGCCTCGGAGATCGCCGAGTCGGCCCGGCTCTCGCGCCCAGCCTCGTTGAGCTTGACGTTGAGCGCCAGAACGACCTCTTCAGGAGCCTCCTGGGCCTCGTCAGCCTCAGCGACACGGCTGTCGGTGCGGCTCTTGACCTCGAGACCGAGCACGCTGTTGACCACCGGGGCGATCAGGTTGGTGATCAGGGGCGGAATGCCGAGGGCCTCCATCCTGGCCAGGCGTTCGCCTTTGAGCTGGTGGCTGTCGTAGTAATCGTCGCAGGTGTCCGCGTCGGTGCGCCAATCCGGCTGGAACCGCAGGTCGCTCAGCAGTTGCTCGAGCTTGTCGAGCGTCAGGCCACCGCCACGGCGTTTGATGTTTGCCGGGAGCAGCTCCTGTTCTGTTGGGATAACAGCCAGATCAGCAGAACCAGTCGTGTCCATCATTGATTACTCCCTCGTCTTTTCCATCGTCATCAGGGCTGATTGCCCCTCGTCCCTCACCTGCGCCCATCAGGCCGTATTCCAGGGCCTCGACAGGGTGGCTGTATCGGTTTTTGTCGGGCTCATCGGTGTAGCGGTCGTCGCCTGCAACCTTGAGCCTGCGGTAGCAGAACCCTCCAGCCAGGCCCTTGCGGATCGTCTTGGCCTTCGGGCTGATCAGCAGGCCCGGCTTGCCATCCATGGCCATCCTGGTCAGCGGTCTCGACACGGCTGCACGTCGCACGATCACCTCGTTGGTCCAGCAGGGCTGGCAGGGCACGCCTGCAGCGTTGACCACCAGGATCGGCGTGTCGTCGGTGGCCTGGCCCTTGT